AGCGAACGCAAACGCCGACTGAAGGAACGCTCTTTAACCTAAAAACTAAGGAGAAAACCTAATGTCTAAAGTAGTTTATCGCGGTGTTGAATATGATACTCAAAAGCGTCTTGAGTATCAACAGCAAATGATGCAACAACCCCAACAATACAACGAAACCTATCGTGGTGTTAAGTTCGTAAAGGAGGGACATAAGTGATGAAAAAACTCAACTTCCTTCAACTTATCAAAGAACAAAAACAAAAAGAAGAGAGGAGACGCAAAGCATCTCTTGCTACTTTGGTAGCATCAAAATAATCCAAAGAGAGGTCTTGACTGACCTCTCTTTTTTTTGTATAATTACCTTTGTGAGGTTTGATAAAAATGGATAGAGAAAAGCTTAAACTTATTATAAGGAACTTAGAGTCTCTTGTGGATTGTCTTAAGTCAGAAGTTTATTCTGATATAGATTCTTATAAACCAGAACCACAATATGAAGAGATTGCTCCTTATATTAATGATTATGATGAAGTCTTTTATGATGAAGAACTTGATGTTGCTTATGGACCAGTAAAAATTAATAGAAAATATAAGATTACAAACGATGATGATGGAGATGGACTGTGAACGAACTCTTTGATGAATTTGAATTCATGAAACCAGAAGTTAAACTTGTATCAGTTACGCCAGATGCAGAGAAACATATGGCATACTGTGCAAGAGTAAGTAATCCAAAGAATCAAGACAATGAAAGTTTTGAAGGGCTCCTTAAGTATTGTATTAAACATCAGCATTGGAGCATTTTTGAACAAGCAACAATGACTGTAGAGATTAATACGACAAGAGGTATTGCAGCACAGATTCTACGTCATAGAAGTTTTACTTTTCAGGAGTTCTCTCAACGGTATGCAGATACAAATCTTCTGAATGAAACTATTCCTCTTCCAGAACTACGTCGCCAGGATACTAAGAATCGTCAAAATAGTATTGATGATCTTCCTGATTATTTGAAACTCACTTTACTAGAAGACATTAGAATGCATTTTGAGCAGTCTCTAAGGATCTACAATCGCCTTCTAGACAAAGGTGTGGCAAAAGAGTGTGCAAGATTTGTATTGCCCCTAGCAACGCCCACAAGACTCTATATGACTGGTTCTGTAAGGTCTTGGATTCATTATATTGATCTTCGTTCTGCTCATGGCACTCAAAAGGAACATATGGATATTGCTGAGGCAATTCGTTGTATTTTTACTTGTAAATTCCCAGCAGTTTCTTCTGCTCTTGGTTGGACTCGGGATAATTGTGATGATTGTGAAAGTATTCAACCTTCACTTCGTATAGACTAAATACTCTCATATAAAATGGAGGAATAAACTTGGCGATTTATCCAATTGTTCATAAAGAAACTGGTGAAAAAAAAGTCATTGAGATGAGTGTTCACGACATTCAACAATGGTATAAAGACAATCCTGAATGGAAAAGGGATTGGTCTGAAGGATGTGCAACTCCAGGGGAGGTTGGAGACTGGCAAAATAAGTTAGTTCAAAAAAACCCTGGATGGAATGATGTTTTAGGTCGTGCGGCAAAAATGCCTGGTTCAAAAGTCAAAAAAATCTAATTTCACTATATGGCAAGAAGAAAAAGAGTAGACGATCAACCGATTGGTGTTGGAATGACTGCAAAGCAGATGAAACGTAAGAAACCAATTAATCTTGATTTGATGAGAGATATTGAACCTCTTACAGACAATCAGAAACTTTTATATGATGCATATGATAAGCAACAAAATATTGTTGCTTATGGATGTGCAGGAACAGGTAAAACTTTTATTACTTTGTATAATGCACTTCAAGATGTTCTAGATGAAAGAAGTCCTTATGAAAAAATTTATATCGTAAGGTCTCTTGTTGCTACTCGTGAAATTGGATTTCTTCCTGGAGATCATGAGGATAAATCATCACTTTATCAGATTCCTTATAAGAATATGGTAAAGTATATGTTCCAACTTCCAACGGATGCAGACTTCGAAATGCTTTATGGAGCACTCAAAACTCAAGGAACTATTAGTTTTTGGAGTACTTCTTTTATTCGCGGAACTACTCTGGACAATGCTATCATTATCGTAGATGAGTTTCAGAATCTCAATTTCCACGAGTTGGATTCGATCATTACTCGTGTTGGTGAGCACAGTAAGATTATGTTTTGTGGAGACGCTACTCAAAGTGATCTAATCAAAACCAATGAAAAGAATGGTATTATTGATTTTATGAAAATCTTGCGTGTAATGCCTTCTTTTGATATCATTGAATTTGGTATTGAAGACGTTTGCCGTAGTGGACTGGTCAAAGAATATCTAGTTGCAAAGAATGAGCTAAATCTATGACATTTATTCATCATAATTTTTTAGGTGATCTTGAACTTAATAAGAAAGAAACGAATGGCATCCGTTTGTACAATCTTCCTGATGGTCAATGGGTGCCTTCAATTACTTCAGTAACGTCTTTTTATAATCGTCAAATTTTTATTGATTGGAGAAAGCGTGTAGGACTTGAAGAAGCGAATCGGATTACAAAGAAAGCAACAGCAAGAGGAACTGATTTTCACCAAGTCTGTCAGGATTATCTTGAAAATAAGGAGCTAGTTTGGGATGATTATCAACTCCTGACAAAACATATGTTTCATCACGCGAAACCTTATCTTGATAAGATAAATAATATTCACGCGATTGAAAGAACTCTCTACTCACAATACCTTGGACTTGCAGGGCGAGTTGATTGTATTGCTGAATACGAAGGAGAACTTGCAGTTATTGACTTTAAGACTTCTGACAAAATCAAACCAGAAAAGTGGATTGAAAATTATTTTGTTCAGGAAACATTCTATGCTGCTGCTTATTATGAACTCACAGGACAAGTCGTTAAAAAACTCATTACTTTAATGGTCACTCCTGGTGGAGAAGTTAAAGTATTTGACAAAAGAAACAAAGGGGATTATATTAAACTACTAGTTCGTTATATTAAAGAATTTGTACATCACAATATTGGGTCAGATGGAGAATGAATTAGAGAAAGCATTAGAGAATAAGTTCTTTTGTCCATCACGTTTTGCACAAGAAATTGAAAATCTTGTGCAGATAAATGTAGAAATGAATTATATTGATGCCATTATTCATTTCTGTGAACAAAATAACATTGATTTGGAATCAGTTCCTAAACTGATTTCAAAACCATTGAAAGAAAAGATTAAGTATGAAGCAATGGAACTTAATTTTCTTAAGAAGACTTCTAGAGCAAAATTGGTTTTTTAATTCATTTTTAAGAGAAAAATTTTCCGGCAAAAATCCCTTATATTACTTTTTTGAATGATGCCATTTGATGCCTATAAATGTTATTTGTCTTTGAAGAATCACTTCACTAAAGATAACTATGATTATTTTAAGTACTGTGGCAAGTCTAGAGCAACAGTACAATCTTTTTATAAAAGAAAAGATAGAATGTGGTTTGAAAAGATAGCAAGACAAAAATCAGATCAAGAAGTTATAGATTTTTTTGTTGCTAACTTTGTATCTTGTCCAGATCCAGAATCTTTATGGATTGGTGAAATGATCAAAGAGGGTGAAGGAAGATATCAACATTGGCAAAAGAAGATTCAATCTCTTTCATATTTTTTTAAAGAAGAAAGTCAATCTTTGTTTGAAGAAAATAAATTTGAAGATGTCTTTAAATGCACAAAAGGACACCCTGTTCTTTTGAAAAAACATTTAAGTGGTCAAATATCACTAGAAACAATGGTTTTATTTGACAAAGTGTTTGCATATTCAAAGAATTTTGACAAAAAACTTCAGGATCCAGTGTGGGAAACCGTCAGTCGTAGAATTAAGAAATATAACCCCTTTCTAAATACTGATGTATTTCTTATTCGTAAGATTTTAAAAGAGATTATTTTGGAGGATCAATGAGTTTTTTTAGTTCCGAAGTCGTCCGTGCAGAGATGACTGAGATTGCAGAACTTCAAGAACAAATCTATGGAAATATTTTTAAATTTCCAACAATGACTAAAGAAGAAAAACTTGAGCACGTTGAAGTTCTTGAAAGACTCTTAGATAAACAAAAAGTTCTTTATACAAGAATGAGTTTATCTGATGATCCCGAAGCAAGAGAAATGAAGGAGCGTATTGTGAGTTCTGCAATTATGATGGGTATGCCTCCTAACACTGATATGAACGTCATTCTGAACAATATGTCCAGAATGCTTGAGGTGATGAAAGAACAGATTGACAAAACAGGGTCAGACCTGTAGAATAACGAAGTACACAAAGGCCAAATCCTACTAATACGAGGTAATCCGAATGTCTTTTGAAGCACTTAAAAAACAATCCAAACTGGGTTCTCTGACTTCTAAACTTGTAAAAGAAGTTGAGAAAATGAGTACCGCAAGCACTGGAGAAGATGATCGTCTCTGGAAACCTGAGATGGACAAAACTGGAAACGGTTTTGCTGTGATTCGTTTCCTTCCTGCCCCTGAAGGTGAAGAACTTCCTTGGGCAAAGATGTATTCTCACGCTTTCCAAGGTCCTGGTGGTTGGTATATTGAGAACAGTCTGACTACCATTGGTCAGAAAGATCCTCTTGGTGAACACAACCGCGAACTTTGGAATACTGGTTCTGAAACTAACAAAGAAATTGTTCGTAAGCAAAAGCGTAAACTTTCTTATTACAGCAATATCTACGTTGTAAAAGATCCTGCAAATCCTCAGAACGAAGGTAAAGTTTTTCTTTACAAGTATGGTAAGAAAATCTTTGATAAGATTATGGAAGCAATGCAACCTGAGTTTGAGGATGAAACTCCTATCAATCCTTTTGATTTCTGGCAGGGTGCGAATTTCAAACTCAAGATCGTAAAGAAAGATGGGTATTGGAATTACGACAAGTCAGAATTTGGTTCTGTTGAACCACTACTGGATGATGACGATGCTCTGGAAACCCTCTGGAAGAAAGAGTATTCCCTGACTGCTATCACTGCTCCTGATCAGTTCAAGTCCTATGAAGAACTTGAGCGTCGTATGAATTCTGTTCTTGGTCTGAAGACTGCTTCTCCAACTCGCTCTCGCGCTGTTGTTGAGCAAGAAGATGAACTTGAAGAGTATTCTTCTACTCCTTCCACACAAGATCGTGTTGTAGAAGAACTGGAACAGTCTTATGCTCGTTCTAAGTCTCCTTCACTTCCCAAGATTACGCAGGATGATGAAGACGAAGATGATGCGATGGCATATTTTTCTCGCCTAGCTAATGACTAAATAGCAATACCTGT